CTACCTTCGCAACGGCATCGCCCAAGACACCGGCATCGAGATTGTGGGTCACGCGGCCATTGACCGACACGCTCGAGATTTCACGGTATGCTGGCAGCAGGGCCTTCGCCCGGAGCTCGAGGAGGCGGTCGCTGTACTTCGTGACGTACCCGACAACCTGTTCACGATAACGGCCGCCGTAGATGGGTTCCAAGTACCCCTCCTGCGCGCGGCGGAAGAGCTCGTGCTCAACGTCCGCCTTCGCGGCCTCCATCGCTTCGTCCCATTGCCGGGCAAATTCGGGGTCACGCTCCCGCTCGTCCTTGAAGGTCTGCAAGGCGCCGTACCGGCTCGATGCGCGCGGACTGGCGGCGCGGGCGGCCCGGGCGAGGATGCCGTGGCGGGCGATCTCGTTCAGGAAGGCTTTCTTGCGGCGGTCGGTCAGCTTCATGGCCGAAGAGTAGCTGGCGAGGCCAACGGAGCGAACGGCGGGGCATTGATTGCAGGGGCCGCGCTACCCCTCGCCGCTACCCCCTGTGCAGGGGCGCGGCGGCGGACATGGAAACGATGGAGCGACGGCGGGCGGCCCGGCCCCTTGGGAGGGTCAGCTCTCCCCCGGTCAGGTTATTAGGATCAACAGCAGTAGCGCCGCGATTGCCCACGCGGCGGTCCGCAGGGACGTGAGCAGCGCGACGGTGCGGACGTTCGCGTTCGCAGAATGCTGCGCGGCGACCAGCGCCTTGTCCGGCGGGGCCTCGGCAAACTCGTCCTGCCAGTCGTCATCTTCGGCAGGCTCGGGCGCCGGATGCTCGAGCGTCAGCTTGCGGACCAACGTGAGCGACACCTCGTCCACGTCACCAAGCCGGGGCGGCACGATCTCGCAGCCCTCGGGCACCTCGACCGGATGATCCTTCGCATAGTCGGTCAGGACCTTGATGCTGTTGGTGGAGATGGCTGGCGACCAATCGGAGTAGAAGCCCGCAACGCGCTTCACGTACAGGACCGCCTGATCCACCTGCGCCGCCTTGACGGCCTCGACATAGCGCTCGAAGGCCTCCGGCCGCACGTACAGGTAGAAGATGATGGTGTCGTCTGTCGTCTCGTCTCGAAAGTCGATGTCCATCGTGTAGCTGACGCTGCCCCAGACCCGGCAACGGTCCTGCTCCTGACCGTCCGCAAGCGGCTCGATGAACAGCTCGAAGGCGGTGATTGTCCGGTCCGTTCCGAACATCGAGTAGGAGGTCTGGCGATTGCGGTGCCACTCCTGCGGGCTCCCCGGCCGCAGCTTGGCGCGGACGTGTCGCCGGTTCCGCGTGACGATTGGCATCTCGTCATCGTCGCTGCCGTAATCGGGCTCAATGGTCATGCCGTCGCTGTAGGAAAGCTCGGTGGCGGTGAAGTCGAGCCCCCAATCCCAAGGTATCAAGTCGCGGCCGATCTTGGCGCCTTCTTCGTTCAGCTCTTGCAGCGACCACTTGTAGAGGTTCTTGAACTCTGAATCCTCGCTGAGAACGACACGCCGATTTAAGTGATGGTCCAAGAACGCCTCCCCTGCCTTGCGACTGTTAAGCCACAAATCCGCTGACAGGGAAACCGCCCAGAGAGGCCCAAGAGGGGCAGGACCGCTACCCCTCGCCGCTACCCTCCGCCCCTGCGGCCGTCCGGCGTGGTGGAAACGATGGCGCGGCAACCAGCGGCCTTGTCCTCGGATAGGGCCAGCTCCGGCTCCGGCCGGTCGATGGTGCGCCAGCGATCTCGCGTCCGCGCGCGTTAGGCCGAACGGAGGCAACGGCAGGCGGCGGAAGCCCAAACAGGCAAGGGCTCCGCCTATCTCACCGGAAGCGACTATCCGACTGCAAATCCGACTGTGCTAAAGCCCTCTCTTTATTGTTCTTTCCTCAGATATAGTCGGATAGTCGGAATAGTCGGCAGTTTCGACCGGAGAGCGGCTCAGGGGATTACGTCCCTGTTTGGGCTTCCCGGGTCTCCGAACCGGAATTGTCCGACTGTTGCGACTATCCGACTGCGCTGGGCCTAAAGTCATGAATTCGCAGGTATTCCGCACAGTCGGATCGAAACTGCTATCCGACTGACCGGCCCGAAGCGACTACTTGTCCGGCTTGACCCACTCCGCCCGGCTGTCGAAACCCCAGCCGTCACCGTATCGCTTGATCCACGCGGCCCGCGCCTCGCCTAGGTCGGGGAATATCCACCCCCGGGCGGTTGTTCTTCCTGGCTGGATCAGGCCGGGCCGAAAGCCCTGTTTCCGCAGGAAGCGGCCGAGGGCGGGATCACTCGCCTTCAGACTTGGCGCTGCCAATCGCATGAGATCGAACAGTCCCGGTCGATCATATGTTCCAATAGAGCGGCGGAACCCGCTCTGTTCTCGAGGTGCATCGTCGCTGCCGTCAACTTTCACCTGCCACGGCTCGACCAGTCCCGGAATGACCCCACTTTTCAGAACGTCAAGCCACCACTCTTCCTGCGGCAGAAGGCTCTGTTCCTTTTGGTCACGGAGGGCATCGGTTTGCGGGATTTCCCGCACCTCGTAATCGGACAGGTCCAGCGTCAACAGGAAGTGCAACAGCGCCTCCCGGCCGCCCTCGTCCATTGCTTTATGTAGGGCGCGAAAATAGGCCTTGTCCTGCTTCTTGCCGTCGCCAACGTCGAGAATGAAGTATCGCCGTTCGTCCGCACCGGCTGGCACCACCCATTCATCGTTCGATGCCATTATCAGGTGGACGTAATTCGGCGCGACCTCGGCATCTATGCCCTTGCCCTCAACGATCAAGGTGTCCTCGGTCACGAGGGTCTTGAGGGTGCTTTCGTGCTGCTTGTCGCCCGCATAGAAGGCCTCGTCAGCGAACAGGACGACGCAATCGCGCAAGTGCGCGTTGAACTGGCCCACCAGATGCTTCGCGCTGCTGATGTGAAGGAAATGGCGGCCCCAGAGCGATCCGAATATCTGCGCGACGGTGCCCTTGCCGGTTCCGCGCCCGCCGCGAAGCACCACGGCCACGTGGCCCTGTTCACCGGGGTTCTGCACGGCGCGAGCCATCCAGCGAACGAGGTACTGGAAATGGTCCTCGTCCCCCTGACAGACGTTATCGCGCAGATGCTCGAGGAATAGCCGGTGGGCGTCACCCGGCAAGGCATCGCAGGCGAAACCCTGCCACAGGTTGTAAGCCTCGGGCACCTCTCGACCCGGCGCGAACACCAAAGTCTCGAACTGGCGACGCATAGGGTGTTCCAGCCACCACTTGCCCGCTGGAGCGTACACCGGCGCGCCTTCCTTGGTCTGGCCGATCTGCACCTTGATATTCATGTAGCGGTTGCGGAAGTCCTCAAACGACTGCTTGGAAATGCGGGTGCGGGGCCGAGCAAGGTTCCGGTCGAGCACCTCTCCAACCACCCGGCACTTGCCGCCGATGTCCGAGATGACCGCGTGACGCTCGTTGAGCTTCCGCAGCATCGGTTCGCATACCTCTTCGCGTGCGCGTTCGATCTGACGGGCCGCGTATGCCATCGACCTCTTCTGAGCGAGGGTGTGGGCCGAGATGCCAAAGTCGGGGTCGGTTATTACCGCCGCGATGGTGTCGTCATCGCATCCGGCACGCACAAGCTCGCAACAGACAGCGAAGGTCACCTCCGAGCGGCTCGAATACCGCAATTGGTCATCGGGGTCATCGCCCTGCACGATCAGCATTCGCGTCCGCTGGGACACCTTCTCGGGCAACTCGTCGAGGTCCTTCAGCCGGGGGAGGTTGCCGCTGATCTTGACAGTCGGTGCTACCAGCCCGCCGTCATCATTCTGGATGCGCGGCGCGGCCGTGAACTCGTGGAGTGTGTACACCCGATCATCGTGCCGCTCGAGCACGCTGGCCAGCCGGGGCGTCCGGCCCGCCTTGCGCTTCTTCTCGTTGGGCCGGTTGATCGTGCCGGGAAGGCGCATGATGCGATCGCAATTGTGGCAACTGTCCCCGCCCAACAAAATCTCGAGCTGCTGGTTGTACGCCTCCACCTCCTCGGCCGCCGGGATGTTGCCGCCGATGTACTGGCCCGGTTCCTCCAGTCGCCACAGGCCTTGCAGGCCTCCGCCGCTGTCAATGATGAGCGAGGGCGGCGGCGTGAATGCCTGTAACGCCGCCAACATGCGCTGTCGCTCCTGCTCAAACCATTCCCCGGGCTCAGTCTCATCCCCGTCCGGCTTCTTCCTCGGGTCAATGTCGACGTGGAGCCATGCAAGCTCCTCCACATCCTCTTTCTTCGCCTTCGAGGTCAGCTTCGTGCGCGCCGGGTTGACCATGAAGTAGATGTTCATCTCATCAGCGGTCTGCTGCTCGAGCCAGCGGAAGGCCTTGTCCTCGGTATCGGGGCCGAAAGTAGCGGTGCGCGTAGGGCCGCGATCTGGCGGAATGGCGGTTAGGGTCCAAGGTCCGTCAGGCCGCAACCATTTCAGGTGGGCAATGGCATCTTCGAGGCATGGCTCGAGGGCGGTGGCGTTGTCCGCAACGCTCGGCTCTTCGCCCCCGGAGCCGGAATCAGTATTATGGCTCACGGATGAGCTCTCCTCTCGTCCGCCGATGGAACCTCTGGCCGTCCGTCTCACTCCTTCGAGGCGGGCGGCCTTTCCTTCGGTACAGGGGAATGCCGATCAGGCGGCGAGCTTCGCTTCCAGCCACGCGACCACCTCTGACCGAAGCCAGACGACACGATTGCTGCCAATGCGGCGCTGCTTGGGAAACTCGCCCTTCTTCGCCATCGCATAGATGGTCGATTGCGAGAGGGTGGTCAGCTCGATCACACCCCGCAAGTCGAGGACGAGCTGATTGTCAGTACTCATGTTCCGATCTCCTCGCTTCGGTTACGAAAGGAAGCGAGGAGCTATTAATTACGCTATTTGAGCGGGGTCGAGCGAATTGTAATGGGTTGTCCCCGCTCTGGCGGACGAATGATTCAGTTATCCCCGCTTCGGGGACTGCATAGATTGCTTATCCCCGCTACTGGCCCTGAGGCGCTGCGTTACTTGCCAGTCCACAGCTTGCCCCACGCCTCGAGCGCGGCGCGCTTCTCATCGAGGTACGAATAGCGGTTGTAGGTCCCGGCAACACCGGCAACCACGTGGCCGAGGACCCGCTCAATGTGTTCCTGGGCAATGCCGAGGCGCGCCATGTGCGTGGCGACCGAGCGGCGAATGTCGTGCAGCGTCCACGGCTGCATCGGCTCGAGCCCAGCCTTCTTCGCCTTCTTGGCAATCTTCACGTCCAGCCGCGCCTTCGCCTTCGAGAAGCCGCTAATCGGGCGGACGCCACCCGGACGGTTTCCGTGTTTCGTCGAGAACATAAACTCCCCCTCGTTCCAGCGAGGGAGACCCTCCACCAGAGCCCAAGCGGGCGGCGACAGGGGGAACACGTGCGGGCGCTTGGTCTTGTAGCTGGCCGCCGGTATCTCGACCGCGCGCTGCTCGGAGTGGATCCAACTGCGCTCGAGCCCGGCGATCTCGGAACGGCGCTGGCCGGTCAGGATCAGCAGGCGGACCATGGACGACACGATAGAGCATGGACCAGCTCTTCTTGCCGCTCTTGCCCACGCGGACGCGAAGCTCGCGCACGATGTCGTCCGCGATCTCTGCCCGGGTCCCGGCCTTCACTGCCAGCGCCTCTAGCCGCTTCTCGGTCAGCCGCTCACGCGCCCGCTTCTCTTTCACCTTGGGCGCATCTGCCACCGTAGCCATTCCACCGAACTCCTTTCAGGGGTAGCGCTAGGGTAGCGCGGGTCCCGGTTTGGGCAGGAACATATCGGAACCGCCCGGAGCCGATTTAGCTGTAAAGCCGCAGAAACGCTAGTGTTTCTAGGAATGCCTCGAAACCCACCGGAAGAGATATCCTGTCCTTCACACGGGTGGGGTCGCAGGTTCAATCCCTGCCGCGCCCACCATGACCGCAGCGGC